ACGCCCACTGTGGGAATGAAGGTGTACGTCACTGTAGGCTCTAGCGTAAACACAATCATTGGCAGAAACTCTAGCACTATTTCTGGGTTGGCTGAAGATTTAACAATTGACGTAGCCAACATGAGCATAGGTCTCATTGGCACAAGCACATCAGCGTGGGTATTAATATGAGTACGATTACAAGTTTGATTAGTTCTGGTGGTGGCGGTGGCTCCGAAGTCAATGACACTAAATATATCCACTCAAGTGCTAATATTATAACAACTGAAAGTGGAGAGAAGTGGCAAAAGTCGGGGTATGTGGGCAACCTCGACACAACAACCTATCCGAATGCCGGAACTCATTCAGGGTCAATTGGCACTGCTACAGATACTGAGGTTTCATTGGCAGGAACAGGCAGCAACTGGTCTGCGCAATGGTCAAGCACCATCACTACTAATGGCACATGGGTTTGGAATGGGGGTATGGGCTCAAGTGTTGGTAATAATGAAATTTTTGCAAGAAAACTAGACGGCACTGGCTCGGTTGTAGCTGCTAGTGACTTGGCTAATTTTACCAGCATGAACGGCAAGCTTATAGTTCTAGCTGACCTTGACGGTTTTTTGTATTCATTTTGGGCCTTTGCTCATGCTAACTCATTTCAAAATCGTTACCACAATATACGAAAGCACTCAATTAATAGTAGTACGGGAGTTCTTACCGACCAAGGTTACTTTACACAAAGTCTCGATTTAGGCCCGTACTGGTTAGATGTTGTTTGTCGTAATCATAATTGGAACCCAAATAATTATTGGCTCTTTTTAGGGACTGATAGTAGTGGGGGGCATCGTGCTTGGATTGTTAGTAAGAGTAATGGTGCTGCTACTGTAGTTAAAACGTGGGCTTCTAGCTTAAACACAGTTGAAATACCTGCAAATCTATTCTCTATGCACGAATTTAATGGATACCTATGGATAAAAGGTAGTGACAATTATTTCTATAAATATACTTTTGCGCTCGTCTTCGTTGAAAAAGTAGACGTAGGGACAGGTAATAACTTCTTTTCAAAAACGGACTCAACAGGTAGTGCGGCAGAAGACTCTTATAGCTCGATGGCATCTAGTGCCAGTGGTGTGCATAACTTTCAAAGACTATACGAAGCAACCCCTAATGGGTATAAAAACCACCCTCCATCTACAGTTGTTGGTACAGCAACGGCCGTGGGTAGTGGCGGCATTAATCAATATATGAGGATATTATGATGACTGATGCAGATTTACCCTATAACAATTTGACGGCAGAGCAGATAGCGCAAAACGATATCATCGTTGCTCGTATTTGGAGAGATCAGCAACTAAAGGATAGCGATTGGATAGGTACTATACCTGACCACGGGCAGTACTCTCTTTATATTGCGTACCGTCAGGAACTACGAGACTGGCCCAGCACTGATGACTTCCCAGACACACGACCCACTATAGGAAGCTAATATGATTGCAGAAATCTCAGCAGTCGTAGGTATCCTTAAGACCCTTAACGATGGCATTAAAACCGTTAAGGAATCAGGTACTCACCTAACAGGACTTGCTGGGGTTTTCTCTTCACTGACTGAAAGTAAAGCAGCAGTTGAGACTATTGAGCAAGCTACTAAGACAGGTGATCATGTGTTGACTCAGGAGGAAGCTCTTGAGTTAGCATGGGCTAAGGCTGATATACGTGCCAAAGAAAAAGAATTAAAGAAAGTAACACCAAGGGAAGTATGGCGAGATATGTTAACTATACAACATAAGTCCTTGATGGAACATAAACATAAAATAGAGAAGACTAGATTAGCTAAGCTAAAAAAACAGCGTAATTTGTCAGAGCTTATTAAGACAACTTTAGGAACTCTTTTAATAGTAAGTGTAGTGCTTGCAGTTTACTTGTACGCAATATAGGAATATTTATATGGAAGAATCTACAAAAGAAGTTATTGATGTAGCCGCTGCTTCAACAGCAGTCCTTACATTAGCTGCTTGGTTACCACCTACAGCTTCTCTTCTAACTATCATCTGGATGTCTTTAAGGATATTTGAATCAGACACTATCCAGAGTTTAATTAAAAAGGATAAATAACATGCCTCTTAAAGATCCAAGATTAAAAAGAGCAGGTGTTAGTGGATTTAATAAACCAAAAAGAACTCCTAGTCACCCTACTAAAAGTCACGTTGTTGTTGCTAAGTCAGGAGATACTATCAAAACAATTCGTTTTGGAGAACAGGGAGCTAGCACAGCAGGCTCCCCTAAGTCCGGTGAGTCAGCTAAGATGAAAGCAAAGCGTAAAAGCTTTAAGGCTAGGCATGCAAAGAACATTGCTAAAGGCCCTTTGTCTGCAGCTTACTGGGCTGATAAGGTGAAATGGTAATGGCTAGGTCAAACGAAAAGCTATGGAAAAGAATTGTAGCTAGGGTAAAAGCTGGAAGCAAGGGCGGTAGTCCCGGACAGTGGAGCGCCCGTAAGGCACAGATAGCTGGTAAAGAATATCGTAAAGCGGGTGGTAAGTATAACGGAGCAAAGACTAAAGCTCAGAAGTCCATGAGTAAATGGACTAAAGAAAAGTGGGGTACTAAGTCTGGTAAGAATAGTACACAGGGCTCTAAGGCTACTGGTGAAAGATACTTACCTAAAAAAGCTAGAGGTGCTTTGTCATCTAAAGAGTATGCTGCTACTAGTAAAAAGAAAAGGGACGACACTAAGAAAGGCAAACAGTTCTCTAAGCAACCTAAGAAGATTGCTAAGAAAACCGCTAAGTACCGTAAGGGCCCTTTGTCTAAGAAATAGGAGATAAGAATGTTAGCACAATTGATTGCACCTGTAACGGGTCTACTAGATAAGTTTATTGAAGACAAAGATGTTAAGAACAAATTAGCTCATGAGATCAGCACTATGGCTGAGAAGCATGCTCAGGAGCTAGCCAAAGGTCAGTTGGAGGTTAACAAGGTTGAAGCTGCACACAAGAATATGTTTGTAGCTGGATGGAGACCTGCTGTTGGATGGTCATGCTGCTTCGCGTTAGTCTATTCTACGATTTTATCTCCCATCTTAGGCATATGGTTCACTATACCGCCTGTAGACAGCTCGTTGTTGACAACAGTATTGATGGGTATGTTAGGTCTTGGTGCTATGCGAACCGTTGAGAAGACTAAAAAAGTCCAGAGAGACAGGTAGTGCTTGCGGAGATTGCAGCGGCCAACGCTGCCTTCAAAATTATCCAGAAAGCAATCGAGAATGGAAAAGAGCTATACGATTGTGGCACGGCAACTACTGATTACTTTAATAATAAAAGTGCAATTACTAAACGTGTAAACGAAAAAGGACAGGGAGACTTACAGGCATTCATGGCTCTTGAAAAAATCAAAGAGCAGGAAGAGTATTTAAAAGAAACAATGATATATGCTGGAAGAGCTAACATGTACTCTGACTTTCTTAAATTCCAATCAGACTGTAAGCGTGAAAGAGAAAAAGAACAGCAAGCAAAAAAAAGAAAGAAGGCTGAAACTGCGGCCCTGATTCTATCCGCTCTGTTGTGGGGTACAGGTATACTAGTGTTGCTTCCCCTTATGCTCTATATATGTTTTAAAATCTTTGGAGTTATTTAATGGCGGCTAAAAGAAAACTAAAGGGGTTCAAAGGGAGAAATAATTATGAAAGATACTAAAAGTACTGTTTTTAAAAAGACTAAGCGTATGGCAAGAAATGCAGCAGTCTCAGGAAAACCCGGTGGTAAGAAGACTTCAAAGACTAAAATTACCGGCACTCCTTTATCTAAGAATTATAAGGATAACAAATAATGGCTAGTGGAATTGATAGTACAAAGCCAGTTGCAGGATCACCGACAACTGAGTCTGTAAGAGATAACTTTGCAGCAGCTAAAAATGAAAGTAACGCAGCCCTAAGATCTAGTTTAGACTTTGCGGCAGCAGCAGGTACAGTTAATGCACTAACTGCTGACTTTTCCTACAACGTAGTTAAAGCGGCAGGTGTACGTATAACAATTAAAGCATCTGGTGCTAACACTGGTGCTTGTACTTTAAACGTAGACAGTACTGGAGCTAACCCTATAGTTACCGTAAGCAATGCAGCGTTAGTAGCTGGTAACATAGCTGGAGCTAACCATTACTTAGATCTAATGTGGAGTGCTACTTTGTCTTCTTGGATCTTAATGAACCCTGTTCATGTAGAGAGTGGAGTCATAGGTGCATCAAGAACTATTTCTTTGACTGGCGATGTGACTGGTTCTGTAAGCTTTAATGGTTCAGCAGATGTTACTACTGCAGCGGTTCTAGAAAGCCAAGGGTTACTTAAAGTTTATCCTGTAGGCTCTATTTACTTATCAGTGTTAGCTACAAACCCTAATACCCTATTTGGTGGGACATGGGTAGCTTTCGGTACTGGTAAGATGCTAGTTGGTGTTAATAGTGCTGATACAGACTTTGATACTCTTGAAGAGACAGGTGGAGCTAAGTCAGCCGCAGCAAGTATAACTACCCCAAGAGATGGATGGGGTGCTGTCCAATCTAGTGGTAAACTTCCAGAGCCTACTACAAGTGGTAGATTGGTTACAGGTTCGGGTCTCCAAGAAAACAATGAGAATTTAGAATCTCTAGCACATGCGTCTGCAGATAGAACAACTAGTGTAACTTTAGCCACAGTGTCACCTTACGTTGTGATTAGCATGTGGAAACGTACAGCATAACAAGGAGACTTATATGCCAACTTCACCGAGAAGTCCGAGAGCTTTTTTCCCGGCTGATTTAACACCTCTAATTACATCGGGGTGGCAAACAAATAAATTTGATAAAAGTATTCCCTTCTGGGCAGAAGTCGATGGCATACAGTTTACAGAAACAGGAATCAGAAGAAAGCCGGGTAAGTCTTTGCTTTCAGCTTTAACATCAGAACCCATACGTGGCCTTGTAGCTACTGAAGAGTTTGATACTAAGGTTGTGTACGCTGGTTCTTTGTCTAACATCTACAGGTGGAAACAAGACTCTCCTACTGCAGCCGCAGTGGTAGTAGGCTCTGGGTTTAATCTTATTAATACATCAGGCGCAAGCTCTTGGGACTCTGGTAATTCTATTTGGGATGCTGGAGCTTCAGCATGGGATGATGGTGTTATCGCAGCAGCCTCTTGGTCATTCACTAACTTCGGAACTTGGGTATTTGCTGCAGATGGTGTAGGCCCACTTAAGATTAAGAAGAGTAATGAAACCTTTGCAGAGTTACAGGTTAATAAAATATCTGGAGTTAACATTACTGCAGGTGGAATCAACCACGCTGTTAACGATACCTTAACTTTCTCTGGTGGCTCTGGTTCTGGGTTGACAGCAACTGTTACTGCTGTTAATGGTGGTGCTGTTGCAAGGCTCAAGGTTACAAACTTTGGATCTGGCTTTTCAGCTACTACCTCACTGACTCAAGCAAGTACATCAGGATCAGGTACTGGACTAACAGCTACGGCTACTATGCCAGACTGCCCTTTTATTAGAGTGAGTGCAGTAGACAAGTCAGGCCCACACCTACTAGCAATAAACTATGATAAGGCAGCAACTGATCATCCTTATGATGTAGCATGGTGCTCGGAAGATGACCCTGATACTTGGGTTGCGTCTGCTACTAACTCTGCTGGTAGCCTTACCTTACGAGAAGCATCAACTCAACTTAGATGCATTGTACCCTTAGGGGAAGCTAAAGCTATCTACACTGAGAGTGAGATGTTTATCTTAAACTACATAGGTGCTCCTTTCTACTTCGGGTACGAAACTGCTATGGCTTCTGGCGTAGGTGCTGTATCTGCTAAGGCAGTTGTGTCTGTAGATAGAGTTAACTACGGTCTTTCTAAAAGAGGTTTGTTTATGACAGACGGTAACTCTGTTGAAAGACTAGGGGATCTTGAAGGTATCAACAAGTACATTGCTGAGAATATTGCAGAAGGTGAGTACGATCAAGTCTGTGCTTATCACAACAAAGAGAACAATGAAGTTGTGTGGTCTATTCCTTTTAAGAATACAATACCAACCACTGAGATAACTTATAACTATTCTAACAATACCTTTAGCAAAAGAACTGAGAACTCCTCAGCCTTCTTAGAAGCTGGAGTGTTTCGTCATGCTATGTCAGCTAACTCTACTGGTAGTTTGTTCTACGAGAATGGAGGTTCCTCTTCACACTCTACAGTAGCTACTACTAAGGCTCATGATCTTGAAGACCCTTACGCAGTCAAGGAATTAACTAGTATAAGAGTAGGCAAGACTGGCTTAGGTAATCCTAAAGTTGAGATAGGGTGGGCATCGGAGATTGATGATGACCCTACCTTTAACCCTAGCGATACTTTCTATACAACTGATGACTACAAGGGGCATGACTTAAGAACTTCTGGTCGTTACTTGTTTCTTAGGATATCTTCTAATGATCCAACGGATACTTGGGAGATCTCTAACATAGTAGTTAAAGGGAAAGTGAGGGGGTCTAGATAATGTTACCAGTAAAGTATGATGCTAAAGCTATTCAAAGAGAACTCAATACAGTTAATATAACAGCCTCTAGAGTTTTCCCTTTAGAGGCTGGAGCTGTTACTTTAGAGCAGACCATAGTAGATCTTACTTCTACTGTAGGAAATGTAAGCGCATCTGTGACATCGTTGGCTACTGCTACTTCCTCGGCTACTCAAGCTAATGCCTCACTAATAACTACAGTGCAGGCTAACGTAGATACTGTCGCTGCTGCTGTGGTGACCGAAGCAACAGCCAGAGCGGATGCTGACAGTGCAGAAGCAATCGCACGGCAAGCAGTGCAGGCTAATGTCGATACTGTGTCTGCTGCTGTGGTGACTGAGGCAACAGCCAGAGCAAATGCTGACAGTGCAAATGCCTCTTTGATAACAACGCTGACGGCTGATTTGGCGACAGCTAATGGCAACATCAGCAACAACTACAACATCTCAGTTGCTGCTGATAATGTGCTTACTCAAAGTATCAACAGCTTGTCGGCAACCGTGGGGCAGAACACATCAGCTATCAGCACGGAGGCGACAGCTAGAGCAAATGCCGACAGTGCATCTGCCGCACTGATAACTCAATTGAATGCTGATGTCGCCACAGCTAACGGCAACATTTCCAACAACTACACCATCTCTGTCAACGCTGATAACGCTCTCTCTCAGAGCATCAACACAGTGTCG